GTAGACGCCACGCCTAAAAAAACGGTGTCCGTTTTATCCTTTTTGAGTATATTGCATCTGCGACAGGCAGCCACAAGATTATCCAACGTATCCTCACCGCCCTTCGACTTGGGATATACATGATCAACCTCATTAGCCACATCACCACAGTAAGCGCAAGTGTAAGCATCGCGCTGTAACACTTTGAGCCTAATCTTTTTCCAACCAGCAGTCGCACGATACGGCTTATTCATCATCGAACTCATGAGTGCACCACACACATACTTTGTCATTAGTCAGTTGTTCTGTCCAACTAATCTCAGCTTCATCTGTTGGTGTTAAGCACTTACTACATACTATTTCCATTAGTGCCAGCCCTTTCTTTCCCAATGGTTCAACGCTTTACACGTATCGCCTTCGTATCGGTGTTTTATATAATCTAAATGAGCATCTATTTGTCTAAATGGATTAAGCGTTCCATACCACTTACTACGCATCTGGCCTAAGCCATAGTGTGATCCATTACGAGCCTTGTAATTCCATCTACTCTCATGATGTATTAGCTCGTTATAGCATTGCATTTGATCCCACGTTAGCTTGTTATACGCATATAACTTTATATTCATGATGTTGAGTGGCTTTTGGGAATATGCTTTTGGAGTTGCAGCGAAGCTAACTGTCATTAGCACCGCTAAAATGACAATAGCGCGGCCTAATGCTCGACCGCGTAGTGCGCTGCCTCTCAGGCGCGCAAGCGTTCTGAGCATAACATGGCTGTCAAGGGGATTAACAAAAGCCCAGGTCAGACGGCGTGTCGCGTTTTGAAATATCGACAATTTGTGCAGTTTCATTTTTTATCACCACCCCATCCTTTGCCCTTAAAGTGTATGGCTGGTGCTGTAAATTGCTTAACCATAGGCTGACTGCAAGGCTGACACCAGATTGTGTGTTCACTATAAATATCAAAGGATTGCTCTATCGTGATTCCGCATCCTTCGCACTTGAACGTGTAGATTGGCATGATTCGCACCTCTCTCGATTTCCATAGATCCATAAGCCACAGCCGTAGCATCTATGGAGTAAATATGGCTCAGTAGCCACTAGCTTTAAGTAAGTAAACAAGGTCGGACAAAGTGAGAACAGCTACAAACTGCTCAACTGACTTCTCACCTTGCCCATTAAGACGTAGCACGCCTACGCCTAGCCCTGTGGCTTTACGTTCATTGAGCTGGCGCATTAGACCAGCTAGGTCTAGTCCCGTACGCGCCTTAATCTCAATGTCCAGCCCTTTTATGCCGGTAATGTCGGAACCCTCGCGACCAGCACCAACCGGCAAAGCATGTTCCCATCCTTCACGTTGAAGGTATTCAGCCACGATTCTTTGCGTGGCATAGCCTCTATGCTTGCGACTCTGATTGCTCATCTAATTGCTCGCATTGTAGGCAATAATCCTCAGCTAATAAGGCCATTTGCTTACAGCCTATGCAAAAGTCGCTTCTCATCCTGCTATCTCGCCTTCATCCTCTGGCCTAAACTGCCAGCGACCACTTGGATCTAAAACCATCCATATGGTCTTGCATTGTTCAGCTTTACGTTTATAAGGAAGTGGGCATGACCAGCCCTTATAGGCACCTTTAGCACTTGTGCCTTCACGCACGACACGCTGACCATGCTTACACATTGGCACAGGCTGCGCGCCTAGCTCAGTCTTTAATAGGTCTACCGCATCATCAAATGCCGGCATTACATCAGCCGGTGGCTCTATCGTGGTATCCCAGACTATTTCAGCTGAGCTGTTAGTGGATTCTAAAAACTCTTTGTGTTCTTTAGTCCGTACACGTATGGGTTCAGGGCTTGCTTTAGCGTCATTAACCTTTGCCATTTCCAAAGAGCTAGGCCGCTTTCCTTTAGCAGACAATCCGAGATTCGCCAAGCATCTGCCAATGCTAGAGCTCTCACAATTCTCAACCCAAAAATCACGATCCACACCACGATCTTTGCGAGCACCACGCGCATAACCAACAGCGGAAGGATTAGTGTCAAGATAGGTGCGGTAAGCGTATGCCTTAAAGATAACAATTCCCTTTTCCTCATCATTTGATACAAGCTCAGTAATGATTGCACCATCGGGATTTTCTGCATAAAACTTATGGATTCGCGTGTCCACATCTTCATAATTCTCCAAGTTGAACATCTAGTGTCTGTTTCCCTTCTCGGTATTCAAGCTGCTCTTTGAAACTCCAGATTGAACCATCTGTCCAAGTCTGCGCCTCTTTAGCGCAAGTAAAGCAGTAATGACGGACAATGACTTTGCCGTGGATAAATGACGTAATTGACCAGACCGCTTGCGCTTGCCCATTAACATGGTTGGCGCCCCATCTGGCTTTGCAGTATGAACACCAATCGCCCCTTTTACTCGGCGTAATCTTTGCCATAATCAGCCCAGTCCGTTCCAAGTGCCATTTCACCGGCAAGTGCCGCGTAGCTGACCAAGTCCACAAAACTATCCCGCTTTGGAGTTTCAACAAGCCTTGAGATTTTGACCAACGCCATGCAGATGCACACATCCAATGGATCAATTTCCCTTCCGAAATAGCTACCCCATAACTCAGAGATTCGCTTGATATTGATTGCCGGGTGTCCGTACTCAAGTCCTCTGTCACCGATTGTGTCAGCTGCCTCATCTAGTATTACCTTTGCTGAAAACGCCTTTTGCCCTGTTCCATCCATGTGCATAGCCCTTTCGATAGTAGTTTTCTTTTACCTTTTGGATATAACTGTAAAGCCCTGAAACTAACATGAGTAGGCCAAAACAGATATAGACAATCTGCTCAGCTGTTAGGTTGTGTTTCATGTTGCCCCTTTCGTTATTCCAAAAGGTACGGCATTTGACAGACATAAGAAAACCCAATATGGGCGTGTCGTATAACGTTTTGGTAACGGCCTAGCCGTATCGCTTGCCCTCTACGATAAATGATCCATCGCGCTCTATCGGTATGGCTACTGGTTGCACACGCTTTTTGTCAATATAGATGATGCCGAAGCCTTGCTGCCAATTCATCGTTCCACGGGTGTAATAGGCTTTAGATATGTCCATTAAATGACCAACCTCAAAGCCTGTCAGAGTACCTGTTAAAACGCCCCCAGAGGCCGTTGAGAAGGCCGATAACCCCTGCCTGTGGGTGTGACCACACACCACGCTCTTACCATGCCTCTTAGCGGCTTCTAGGGCTGTTAAACCCCCATGTGGCTTAGTGGCTTGCTCGTCACCATGAACCATTACCCAGTTCTCGTGGAATTGATAAGGCTTGCGGTGGAAGGTAATGCCTAAGGCATCAAAAGCCATAAAGTTTTCATACTCAAGTTCCGGCAAGCCAATCAAGCCAGGCAGTCTTTTGCTTAGTGAGTTGTAAAGTCTGTCCGTGTGATTGCTTCGGACTATATGCGTGACACCGAGTTCATAGAGGACAGTTTGGCAAGTGTCGCGATCTCTGCCGATACTGCCTGACCACTCATCACGCCCAGAGCTGAAACGTGAAATGGTCTGGAAATCCAGCTCATCACCAACGCATAGAACGTCATCAGGTTTGTAGCGTTTGATAAAGGCTGCGATATTGCGGGTGGCTTTTGTGTCATGGAAGGGAACTTGTAAATCAGATATAACGACTAGTCGCTTAATCCTCGTCATCCTCATCCTCAAAGGGCGAATGGTCAGGGTTGGTGATCTGCCAATCGGGCAAGGCTGGTCGATGGAACGTGCTAGTCACGTAATCCATACCTTGCTCATGTGTGAAGCCTTGACGTAAAAGGGCTAGATATGCTTCATGCACCTCAATAGCCCACACGTCAAGTGGAGTTAAAGGCTCGCGCTTATCTCGTTTAGCCTTAGCCGCCTTAGCGCGGCGTAGGTTAGCGAGCTCTCTTTTTGATAGTTTTCTTGCGCTCATTGGTTAATAACTCCAATACCATAGACTCCAGCTTGTCAATACGTGCGACAATATCTGAAGCTTGTAGCATCGCTGGAACCTCATGCCTAATAATATAACGCAGACCACCGATAAGAATGGCAGCTATTGAAAGACACGCCAATACAAATGCTGCCCACTCAGCAGGTGTCATCGCCGACCGAAAGCTGGATCGTTAGGATTTAGCCAGCGGATTATTACAGGTGCAACGGCAGCAATGCTGCTGGTTAGGATTGTTTTCCAATCCAACCCCACCGCTAAGTAAGTCGCTAGTGCTGCTGCTAGAAAGCTTCTTGCCCAAGATGCGGCTGCGCTTTTTAGGTTTTCCATTTATAGGCTCTCCTGTTAGTAGAGGTATCCGGAACATACTCCGGTCATGATCGCCCAATTTTGTAAAGCTGATATGTATATGTCCGCGGTGCGGATTGCTACCTGTGTAGGCGCGCCACTTATAGTTTTTGCGCCAGCTAGCAATTTTGCCGTCAAAAATTATATAAGATATTCGCTTATCAGATCTGGCAAGTAATCGAAGCTGATCAGCAAGGTCGTGCGCTTCATGTTTGCTTGATCCAAGATCAGCGTTACAGTCGTAGGCACGTACAATGCCCGTATCAGGGCAAGGGTTATGATCAGAAACTCGGGCGGCATGTCGAGCATCGCCGAGCCAACCTTCCGGCGCATTTCGATTTCTATCGGGGAACGCATCGTCAATCTGCTCGCGAAGCTGTTGCCCTGCTTTGCACAGCTTAGCCATTAGCTCAGTAGCAGTTTCGCTTCATCCTCGGTAATGCCGAGTTTTTCTAATAGTGCATCCCTTTTTGCTTTTGCAGCTGCCAATTCCGCTTTTGCTTTTTGGGCTGCCACTTCATCGGCTTCCTTTTGAGCTAATTCCTCATCTGTCATTTCGCGCTCAATTATTTCGCCGGTTTCTAAATTATGAATTACTAAATTGCTCATTATTTGACTCCGTATAGATAAGCAGTACCGGAAGTAAAGTTTCCGGTGTTTGGTAAAACTGTCAAACTTGTTATCGCGCTCGTTTGGTTGTAAATCCCCCAAGTAGCTTCAAAATCATATTTTGTTGCATCGTTGTAAGTATTACCGAAACCATAATTCATAACGGATTTCCAAGTTACTGTATTTGCATAATTTGGGATTTCGGTGTAAGTAATGCCGGAACCTGAAGCGTTATCCTGATCATTGGCGATTTTAATCCAGCTTTGAACGAAAGATTGCGCGCTGGAAGATTGCGAAACATAGCCGTATCGATTATTGCTGTCAGAATTAAATCTGATATGCAACGAAGCTCCGTCAGTCGCAGGTTTGAAATTTTGACAAATAAGTACCAATTTTTGATAAGTTCCGGGAATTGAGTTAATTGTAACTGAAGCACCCGAAAAACTTGTGCCGCCTGTATTGAGCAAAGTCCAGCCTCCTGCATTGACTGTTGCCCATTTCAATCCTGTTGCAGTTGAATTATCCGCGGTTAAAACTGTGTCATTTGCACCAACCGCTAAACGAGCATCTGTTGTGCTATAAGTATATAAGTCACCTTTTGTTGTAAGTGGAGATGATCCACCAACGTTTACCCAAGATGAGCCGTTGTATACCTGAACAGCATTAGTATCATCTAAGTAGCTCAGCATGCCTTCAGCTAATACACCGGATAGCGCAGTAGTACGTGCAGCTGCGTTAGCAAAGCGCATAACGGTCTGCTGCATTAAATACTCATCCACCTGCGCGGCGGTTAAAATATCACCCGCGGTGAAATCCTTAAATCCTGCACCTGCCATTAGTTACTCCTTAGTAGCCTAGTACGCTGGTATCTAGTATACCAAGCGATAACGAATCTAACACGAATCCTGTAATCAAGCTTTCACCTGTGTATACCGTAGTGGTCATTTTGCGGTTGTTAAAATCATGCCATAGACCTTGAACGAGCAAAGTCTGTTCAATGCTGGTATTACCCGGCATGAGCTTTTTGACCTTTACGCAATCTAGTAATTCTATCGCTAAGCCAGCCGTACAGCGGTTAATATCGTTGCCATCCTCTAGGTTAAGCTGGATGCTATCTATGCGGGTTTCTGTGTCTTTACGTGTCGATAGCAGCATTGAGGCTTGATCTAGGGCTTCAGCATCGGTCTGTACCAGCACACCATCACGTACGCCTGAGTGTATGAAATAGGTGTCTATGCTGTCCTGACTAAATACGTTCTGAGGGCTACCGCCTAAACGTGTAACCGTCACGTCATTAACAATGAGCGTATCGTCATAAGCTGTAACTGCGTTTTGGAAGGCTATACCTGTGCCATCATCTGAAAAGTCATATAAAGGCGCGGCTAGGCTTGTGGTGAGCTCATCACGATCAATAAAGGTTACTCGACCTTCAGCATCTAAAAATATGCCGCCAAACTCGCTATCTTCTACCGTTCTAAGGGCTTGCAAGGCCGTTCTAGCCGTTCCGGGGTCGGCCTGAAGGGTAGACTGACCAGTATCAATATCTCGTAGCCCTGAAGGCCAATCTGTGGCGTTTAACAGGGCATTGACACGTGCGCCTGAAAGCTGGCCAGCAGGTGCGCCTGTGACCGTAGTTATCTGTGCGCCTTGAAGCAAGCGGAAAGCATCTACGCATTTGAGCGTGACCCTTGAAACTTCCTCTGTGCCTATATTGAAGCTGGTGTCATAGTCGGTGATAAAGCCGCTAAACATGTAATAACGTGTGCCGTTATAGTCTGCGTAAACCTGAATCTTACGTAATGGCTTTAAGTCACCGTAATAAGCACCCGAAGGATTACTAGGGTTCCAGTCACCGTTTTGATCGTAGATTGTGACGTTAGCTGTGCCAGCCTCAAACTTATTGAGGATACGGTTGCGGCCGCGGCGAATAGAAACATTGACAATGCTTGTCGTTATGTCCACGATATTAACAGCGGCATCTGTCAGCTGACCAAAGTCAAGCACACCGTAAACCGGATCATCCAAAATAAAGTTATTGGTTACAAAAGGCACACCGTTAGAAAAGTCTACGATTGCGCCGATTACTGGTGCTGCTGGCATTAGATAGCCACCGAGCTATACAGCAGACCTTTGCCTGACTTTTGGTACTGGTAGAGCTGGTCTGTAATTGTTTCAACTAGATCCTGCTCAGTAGTAACGTTACCTGATACGTTTACAGTTACGTTTACCTCAGGAATTAAGCCTTGACCTGTTGCAGCTTCGATTGATTGGTTTAAATACTCATTGGCAAGCTCTAGGCCAGCAAGGGCGGCAGCTAAATCAGCGGCAGCCACGCTTTCGCCTAAAACATTGGCGGCATCTTGTGACTCTACCGCAGCTCGCATAAACTCCTCAGCGGCAGCCTTTTCCTCAGGTGTTGTTGCGTTGGCAATAGCAGCAGCAGCATCATTAATGGCTTTAGCGGCATCCTGAGCAGCTAACGCAGCGTAATTGCCCGAAGCCTGTGCAGCCTCGGAATACGCCGTAGCCTTGTCAGTCTTAGCGGCCATAACCGCAGCATTGGCGGCAGCACGGCTGTCGTTAATTGACTTCATCATATCGTCTACTAATTTTTGATTAGCAGCTAGGCTTGCATAAAGATCAGTAATTAACTTTTTGGCATTAGCAAAGTAACCATCCCACTCAGAAAACGGATTGCCAGCCTTAAGATCTATAAGGGTTTCAGCTAAGACTTCAGTTTCTTTTTGAAGCTTTTGTAGCTCATCCATTAGCTTCTCAGCTTTTTCTACGTCTTGCTCAGCTATGGCCTGCTTAATTTCCTCGATTTTCATTAGCTCTTGAACTCGAGCTTGTTCCTCAGCAGTTAGCTTGCCCTGCATAGCGGCTTGCAGCTGGATACGAGTTAAGTCAAACTTGCGCTCTTTTTCCATCAACATAATGGAAATGCGCTTTAGGCGGTTAGCTTTCTCTTGCTCACGTAGTTGCTTATTGCGTAGCTTTTCTAATTCTTGTTGCCGCTTGATAGCAGCTTCCTCAATAGCCGCAAGTTTTCGATCTACCGCAGGTTGACCAATGCCCGCAGTTGGAAAGAATAATGGCCGGTTCTGCTTGCCAAGTGCTGCGAATAAATCAAGGTAAGCACCAACAACCGGTATATTGCTTGGATCGAATAACTGAGATATGAACGGAATCTTGCTTTGAACTTCAGCAGCGGCTACGCCTACACCTCTGATAACGTCTGCCGCTACTACTCCAAAACGTTCCATCGCAGTAGTCGCGCCACCAATGCCAGTATCGCCTGTAAGCATCATAAACGCATCTACAAGACCCTGACCGATTGAGTCTTGCATTTTGTCATAACTTACGCCT